CATGATTTCTCGGACCAGTAACGGGGCAGACAAAAGAAGAATATCTGTCACGATTAGTATTTCGTAAATTCTTCACCGATCAAGAGCGTCCCATAGTTCACCTGTGTGAAAGGGTTCTTAGGCGTTTCGGCCATCGGACTGTTATAGGTATGAGGAACGGAGTAAAACTCCCAGCTCGTACTAACAGGTTGATTCGTATCTCAACAAAGGTTATTTATATAGCTTTTGGCGTTATACCATATCGTTTATACAGGATATTAAAAATCAATCTACCTCATGTGAGAAGCTATAGCTTGCTATTTGTCTCTTAGGAAACTAAAAGCAGTAGTGAACGTAGGTCTATCACCCATTTTTCGTAGTAGTTTAATTAATTTTAACTCTGTTGGTCTTACGACTTTCGGAGGTGCTACCTCGCTATCACTGATCTTTACATCGTATCGATCAACGAGTTGTAATAACTCATTATAGCGATCTAGGAGATCTCTTTGATCAACTAGTACGGATAGGGGCGAGTCGATTTGTCCTGGAGAACTAGTAATAGGCTCTACCAGGCGTTCCGCTCGACTGAGTAAAAACGATCTGAACATCACAAATAGAACATCAAGATCATTTTGTTCCTTTTGTTCGCTTGTTAACTCCATACCTATTGTTTCAAATTGCTCAGGAAGGTTTAAAACTTCTGGATCACTTGTCACATCAAGAGTATGTGTTAATTCGCATCTATCGAAAATTTCAATAGACAATTTGTGAATATCAGACGGAATGTCAGCTTTTGCACTAAAGACAGCGAGAGGTTTCCATAAATGGATTCCGAACCAGTCTTTCTCAAAACTCCAAACAAACTTAGCTCTATTCGACATACTGATTCTGTGAGACATGTCTCCAGTAACCAGTGATGGGAGTGACGATTTAATTCGTTCAACATCCGCATTCATAAGAATTGCTCTTCCTAGTCTGAAGGTACTTTGTGTACCATCAATTAGAGAAGACATCGCTTCTTCAACCGTAATTAAATTTCGGTTTGAAAGCATGCTCCATATAGCCAAGTAAGTAGGTGTCACGAGACCTTGTCGATGAAGGGTTAGACGAGCAAATCTCTCAATATATTGATTGATTAATCGTTTTTTAATAAACCCTTTATTAATAAGGAAGAATGCATTATTCGCTCTACCCATAAGACTGTTACCTGCCATAAATTGTTTCCAAGATATAGCAGATACGTCTTTACCGTTCCAGGTTGTTACTTTTGCAAATTCTGCAACAGCAACATTAGCACATACAGACTTCGAGGTATTTATTGGTACTCCTATTTTATCCATTATAACTAAATATTCTTTAGCTACTTTGGAATCAAATAAGATGATATCATCACCTAGAAGCTCGTATCCAGTATACCATGTATCATGTGTATACGGGATAGACACGCTCATTTTGTAAGCTTGTCTAAATGCTAATTGGACGATAAAGTGGTGAGTTACAGCTAACATAGCCCAAGAGGATAAAGCTCCCATCGGTTGCCCGACGGTATAGTTAAGTAAGATATAAGGTTTTAATTTATAATTAAACAATATGTCGAACACTTTATCGTTGAGAGTTATATGCGTAGGAACAGGAAAACCTAATTCCAACGCTTTAGCTCTTTCATTTTTAGTGAAAGGTATACCGTGCTCTTTACACATATAGTGTGGAAGCATGAGATAATAATCTCTTTCGGTTAATAGCTTAGCCCACAAGTCTCCCAGGTTAGGGATAATGTTATTCAAAATGACTTTTTGTAAGGACAACGGCAATCTATCAGTTGCAGCGGTTAGATCATAACCATAAGATTTACCATATAATTTAGCTTTTTCACCAGCTCTCTTAACAGAGAGTTCCTGGTTAAAAGTTCCATCATTTGGTAAGGTTCTTAGGAATTTGAAAAGCATTTCATGGATCGGTTTAAGGGCTTGTTGAGTCCAAAAATCTACCATTGCAAATACTCTCTCTTTCCCTGCGGCTTCGCTCTTAATACTTAGTTTCCCAAGCCAAGGACCACTATTCGGGTAAAACAGCGCATTTTCATATGCTGTTCCCTGATAAGCCTCATCTAAATGAGGCTTAGGAGGATTTGGAGTCATTGACTCAAAACCACCTCTATAGCTAAGTCCATAGCCTAAGATTCCTTCGTAAAATACGAGCAGTCTGGATTGTTTTGTTATTAACAGAATGTCTTTTACAACATCTGACAAACCATGTTTAGCTAGCGTGATAGGATCTGAAAACATTCCTTGCCAGGACACCTTTCTTGTTGAAGAAGCTGTCTCTAGCAATAGGAGATCTTCCTCTTTAAAGAGTCTTTTCTTAGAAAACAATGCGGAGGCGTGACTATTTTCAAAATGAAAATGGAAGCGACCAAGCACATCATTCAATGAAGAGACTTTTGCGGAGTTAGATGCAAAAATTGTTTGGAGTTTAAGTTGCCCCGGTATAGAGATAACTCTATATACCGAAAACAGAGTAAGCCAAAATCTAGTAATAGACTCGGACCCTCCGTTAATCAATTTTCTATCTCTCGATGGAATAATTGCGGGTAATTTAAAGCCACTCAATCTACTATGTAGAAGAGTTGGTTCCAAATCGTTTAAGCTGTTTATTGGATCTTTTCCAATAGCTTTTTGCACTGCAAGTTGCGAAGCCTTAAGATATTTCACTGTAAGGACATCACCGTGGTGTTTGTACATACTGTATATATACCCAGTGAAGAGTGTTACCACTCGAAGTCTACCAGAGATCTTTACCTTATTAGGGAAACAAGCTAAGATTATTCTTCAGCTTAATCCTTTCATAAGGTCTGCTAGTGAAGCGACTCTATAGAGAGTGATGGTTTGAACACCATCTTTAGAGCTTCGGACTACTTCTTTTGATTGAATATCATTGAAGAGACCGTACTTAAGCTCATTCTCATAGACCCATTTCCCAGCAAGGCTTACCATAGCGCCGTTCTCAAGAATTGAGGCAAATAAACTTTTTATTCTTCTTGAAGTCAACCCGAAAACGGATGATTTCACAGAGGGGTGGTTTATATTAAGACCGGAATTTTTTGCATTAATTGATTTGTTCGCCTTTAAAGCGGAAGTCGAATATGCTCTGGGTCCCTCAATTGTTTTCACTTTATTGGGATTTTTTCGTGCGTTAATATTATTAGCGCCGCCCATATTTGAACCAATTTTGTTGATTCGTGAGCTTATTAGACTAACATTTCTAATAAATGCCTGAATTTTCGGTATAACTTTCATGAAAGCAATAGTTGCTTTGAGAAATATAAGGAAAATCGTCAGACCTATATAGAATTGCACCGGTAAACCGGCTGCCAAGACTACAAGTCCCGATAATTCCAAGTAGTGTATCAGAGATAACACAGCTGAAATAAAGGTTAGAGTTAATATCATTGTAATTAATGTGTGATAGGCGAGTCTAACGGACGCACTAGGGAATAAAACCCCTTAGCGTTTCCCGCGAACAGTAGCCCCTACGCGATCCAGTAGTCAGGTAACTCTACTTGTATTACTATCGTCTAGAGCCAGTACATAGGCGTAAGCCTTCTCTGGATATCCGAAGGAGTTTTTATTCTCCTTGTCATTTTTACAATTATTTTAGACATACTGAACCTGTCACCTCTTTCGAGAGTGGATAAGGTCATTATCTAGGATAAACCATCCTTAGTTTGAAGAAGAAAGCGAGTTTGTCGCATAACGTTTTCATAGGTTTCTTATTTCCCTTGCGGGACTGCATTCTAGCTAAGGTTTACAACCTTAGATTCACCCGTCAACCGGGCTAGAAGTGGCTAATTGGGATCTCTCACGAGATACCGCCTACTACTCAGTTATGAGTATTTGGTACGGATAAGTTCCTGAAAATTTCTCTTTAGAACATATAGCCCATTCGAATCGAAAATTTCCGCTCCCCCCCTAAAGGGAGAGGTAAGACTAAAAGTCTCAGAGTTTTTTACACTCTAGTTTTCTATTCGTTTGGTATGGTCGGATAGTGAAAGATTCATTCAAGTATCTATCCCTGCAACCCTTAAGTGGCTTTCTATTAGAGTGTCCGGTACCCTCTCAGGTCCCGGTTCTAGGTAGAATGACCACCTTAAGAATCCGATCGTTGGACGTAAGTTACTTCTCAGAATTAACTGAGATGCAACCACTTACCAGCGACGATCGTGTGCATTTTCTGGCGTGGGGCATGTATCGCTACATACCCAACGTCTAATCACTACTCGCTCGTCCGGGAAGTCCTGTAATGGGATCCGGCGGCTCTAGTGAGCATTTTGGAAAGCTGAAAATGCTTTTCCGAATGTTACGCATATTGTAATATGCTAATAACGGTTCGGCCAGGGGTTAATCTCCTGGTGGTACCCGTCCCTGTCTCGC